CTACTATTGGTACTGCTACCCTCTCAGATCAGTCTGCATCAGTTACATTTACTGCTAACGGTACTGGTGGATCTCCCATTACACAGTACACAGTCACTTCTTCTCCAGGCTCTCTTACTGGAACAGGAGCTTCAAGCCCAGTTACAGTTTCTGGTTTAACTGGAGGAACTTCTTATACATTTACAGTTACGGCAACAAATGTCAGTGGAACATCTCAAGCATCTTCTGCATCTAACTCTGTAGTTCCAACCGCAACTAACTACACTTTGAGACTGACGGCTAATAATACTCAAAACTTTACTGTGCCAGTCGGAGCACAATTAATGTCAGCCTATGTTATTGGCGGTGGTGGAAACGGTGGTAATGGTGGTGGCTCAGGTGGTGGTGGTGGTGCTGGAGGCAAAGCAGGAAGTGCCGTTGCTTTTGAAGATCTTCCAGTAACCGCAGGCGATGTTTATGTTGTTACTGTAGGTGCCATTGGTGGAACATCATCTATTGGTTCCTTGGCAACTGCTCCAACTAACACTACCTCATCAAGTAATGTTGCAGGAGCCACTATCACAGCAGCATCAGGACCAAATGTAACTACGACAACAGCTATTGGATACACTAATCGTGCCAGAACTCAAACAATAAGAGGCTCAAGTGGCATGGGTGGCGGTAACGGTGCCAATGCTTACGCATTCGAGAACAATCAGTCTAACGTAAGTGGTGGTGCTGGTGGTACGGGCTCTTCCTCAGGCGGAAATGGTGGAAACGGTGGAAATGCCAGATCGTTTTTTGCGGACATTTCGTCTAATGTTGGAAATGCAGGTTCTTCTGCAAGTTCAGGCGTAGGCTCAGGCGGCGGCGGTGGTGGTGGCGGAGGAGTTGCAACTGTTGATCGTGTTAATTATAGTGAGTCAACAGGTTCTGGCGGCGGTAGCGGCGGATCAGGCACAGCGGGTCGAGTAGTCATTTTTACACGTTAAAAAATAAATTAAAATAAAGGAGATTAAAATGGAAAAAACTTTTGCTGTCATTGAAAATAGCGTAGTAGTAAATTGTATTGTTGCCAACAACAAGGAAGAGGCGGAGGAGCTTACTCAACTACAGTGCGTAGAATATCTAAATGTAGAAGTTGGCTTTCATTATGAAAATAATGTGTTTAGTAAGCCTACTGAATAGAACTTTTTAAGAGAGACAGCCATTTTTGTTAAATTAATTTTTTTATATTATACTCTATATTTTTAAGTTGCAAATTAAAAAGATAGATTTAAGAGGCAAATGATGGTAAAATAATATATGATTGATAGGGGGTTATAAATTGGCAGACAAAGATTTTAAAGTTAAGTCAGGACTAGATCTGGGCACCCCCCTTCCTTTAACAGAGGGCGGAACAGGACAAACATCTGCTAATAATGCTCTAAATGCATTACTCCCAGTACAAACAGATAACACATCAAAAGTTTTACAAACAAATGGCACCTCCACATCTTGGGTAACATTACCAAATGGATATACAAAAGGTAATACAGCAAGTAGACCAGGATCACCTGCATTAGGCGACATACACTCAAATACACAAACATCATATATTGAGGTTTATACATCTGGTGGCTGGTCACAACTTGGAGTAATACCTACATCAGCAACAATTGGCACACCAACAGATGTTGGTACAAACGTTGCTTATGGTTCAGGATCAGTAGATGTTGCATTTACACCTGGCTCAGGCGGAGGACTTGTTTCATCTTTTACAGCATTATCATCCCCAGGAGCAATTAGCGCATCTGGGTCCTCTTCTCCAATAAGATTAACTGGACTTACTTTAGGGACAACATATACTTTTACAGTAACTGCAACAAACGGTTACGGTAACGCTCTTGCTTCAAGCGCATCATCTTCTCTTACACCAACATCAGTTCCTCAAGCACCTACTGTTGGAACACCAACAAACGTAACTGGAGTAGCGTTTGGATCTACAACTTCTGCCTCTGTTCCAGTAACATCCAATGCCACTGGAGGCAAAGCAGTTAGTAGTTTTACGGTAACTTCTTCTCCAGGTTCTTTTACTGCAACAGGATCTAGCCCAGTAACAGTTTCTGGTTTAAGTGCAGGAACTTCTTATACTTTTACAGCGATTGCAACAAATGAAAATGGTAACTCGTCTACAAGCAGTGCATCATCCTCTCTTACACCATCAACAGTTCCACAGGCTCCTACTATTGGAGCGGTTACTTCCGCCTATAAGAGCATACAAGTTGCTTTTACGGCACCTGCATCTAATGGTGGTTCCGCAATTACGAGCTATACCGCGACTTCTTCTCCTGGTGGATTTACTGGCACAGGTGCCTCAAGCCCAATTACAGTTTCAGGTCTTGCCGATGGAACTTCTTATACATTTACAGTTAGAGCAACTAATGCCAATGGAACTTCTATTGCATCTGCGGCATCTGCCTCAGCCACATCGACAACCAGCGAAGTATTTTTAATTACTTCAACACAAGCATTTACGCCATCATCATACCCAGCAACATATACAGCACATCTTCTTGGAGGTGGCGGTGGTAGAGGTGGTAGTTCCAATGTTTACAATCAGACGGTTAGTAATGCCTCTGGTTCTCAGCAATTATTAGGTAGTTCAGATAATTACGAAGGCGGTTCTGGTGGAGGTGGTTTTTATACAACAGGAAACGTGACCATTAACTCTGGGTCTGTTACTGCGACAGTCGGCGGTGGTGGAAGTTCGGGGTTAGGTACGCAGAATGGCATATACACTAGCAACAATGCAACCAGAACTGCTGGAAATGCTGGAGGAACAACTTCTTTTAGTAATCTAAACGCCGCTGGCGGAAATGGCGGTGGGGCGGCACCAAATGCTAACAATTCTGGTGCGGGCGGTAATGGAGGTTCAGGTGGTGGAGGTGGTGGTGGCAGTTTCAATTACGCAGATGGTTATGGAGGAAGTTCTAACAGCACCACTAATGGAGGGATTGGAGGTTCTGCTGGAAATGCTGGGGGCTCAGGTGGTAGTGGTAACTCTGGTGGTACTGGCTCTAGCGTTGCTGGCTCTGGACCAGGAGGAAGCGGTCTAAATAGAAATGTTATTAACTATGCTGGGATCAATATATCGGGAACAAATTATGGCTCAGGGTCTAGAGGGCAAGGTGCAGGCAGCAACGCCAACGCCACCGCAGGATTTATTCTTTTATCGAGAAATGCTTAGGAGAATATAAAATGAATTTTGGAATTGTAGAAAATAATACAATAATAAATGTAATAGTATCAGAAAGCATTGAATCTACACAAGAGCTTTTTCCTGAATATGAAGTTGTAGAAATTTTTAATCAAAATATGGGTATAGGTTGGAAAAAAGATGTTGATGGTGTTTTTAAAACAGAAAAACCAAATTATGATTCAGTATGGGCAGATGATTTAGGTGGATGGCTTACTCCAGAAGAGTACGAAAGACACCTTGAACCAAAAACAGAAGAGCAAATTTTAATAGAATTATTGCAAAAAAAATTAAATTCTAACAATTAAAATTGTTTTTAATATTTTGTGTACCCTTAAGTAAACAAAATACAATTTAGAAAGAATGAAATGACAAATATTAAGTTTACAGATACATTTGGGGTCTCGGAAGAATATCAACCAAAACCTGCAAGTCATTTTATTCCAGATTGGTATAAAGATTTAAACTCTTATATAGGTGAAAAAAAAGTTCCTAACGGAACTGCTCTAACACCTGGAACAATTAAAAGATGTATGCCAGTTTTTGATGCTATATCTGCTGGATACATTATTGTTTCACCTGCTGATATTTATGTATCACAAAAAGAAGATGAAGAAGGCAAAATAAGCGCTTACTATGAATGGGCAAACTATGGGCTTATTGAATTTCACCCAGTAGAACAAGCACCAAGCCATCCTGATCGGAATGAGCATATCGCTTATCCAAAGTGGTTGAATCCTTGGGCAATCACAACCCCGCCTGGATACTCCGTATTATTTGTTCAGCCTTTACATAGAAAGTCAGTTTTTACAATCATGCCAGGCATTGTTGATACAGATACATATAATGCGGCCGTTAATTTTCCGTTTGTATTGAATGAGCCCAATAAATTTGAGGGACTTATACCTGCTGGTACTCCCATCGCTCAGGTCATTCCTTTCAAACGAGAGTTTTGGGAAATGTCTATTGGAGTTGAAGCTGATTTAGTAAAAAACAACAAAATAGGCACAAAACTACGCTCTAAATTTTTTGACTCTTACAAAACGCAATTTAGGGAGATTAAACAATACAGGTAATTTTTGTTAGCAATAGCCAAGGTATAGTCCTGCATTTGTAATAAAATAATACTTTTATAGAAATAAATATAAAGCAGTAACTTTGGATTAAATAACACTAATACAGTATAAGCATTTACAATAACTGCTTAAAATAGTAGAATAGATACTATGAATCTAGTACAAAAATCAATATCTAATGGGGGGAATTTAGTTCCTCTTGTTATTCCCGCCGATATTTCAGACGGAATGGGGTTAATGAATCCATCTATCTTTATTGATGATGATGGAGATATACTAGTAAATATACGAAGAGTTAATTATACACTTTACCATTCAGAAAAAGATCAGAACTTTTTTAGTCCTTGGGGACCATTATCATATTTGCATCCTGAAAAAGATCAGAGGCTGGTCACTACTAACTACCTTTGTTTATTAGATAATGATTTAAATATAACTAAGTTTACTAAGGTAGACTATTCTAAATTTGATGTTGCGCCAATTTGGGAGTTTGTTGGCGAAGAAGATTGTAGAATTACACAATGGGATGGAGAGTATTATCTTATTGGTGTTCGCCGTGATACAACTCCAAATGGGCAAGGCCGCATGGAATATTCTAAGATTCAATTAGATAAAGAAAACTGGACTGCAACAGAAATTCAGCGTGTAAGAATTCCAGCTCCAATTGATGAAGCAACATCATATTGTGAAAAAAATTGGATGCCCATACTAGATCAACCATATAATTTTGTTAAGTGGGCAATGCCTACAGAAATAGTTAAGGCTAATCCAGACAAGCCAGAATGTGAACAAGTTATTGTTAAATCTACTCCTGCCGCTCCAATTGATCAAAGAGGTGGAACCAATGTTATTAAATGGGGCGAGTATTATATTACAGTTACACATGAAGTAAAACTATGGAAGAATTATTTAAAGCAAAAAGATTCAATATATAGACATAGAGTAATTGTATGGGATAAAGATTTTAACTTTGTTGGGTTAAGTAAGTCATTCTCATTTCTTGATACTCCAATTGAGTTTTGTGTAGGTGCAGCAATTAAAGATGAGAAACTACTACTAAGTTTTGGTATTCAAGATAATGCAGCATTTATATTAGAGGTTCCGTCAAATGTTGTAAATGAGATTATTACGGAGGCAATGGCATATGGGAATTAAAGAATTAGCAGTAGAACTCTCATCTAATCCGTTTGATGTTCAGATTAATTTTGATTTAGCTCAAGCCTACGACGCACAACAGCAATATGCTTCAGCAGCTGGATTTTATTTAAGAGCGGCAGAATTTGGCTATAAAACTCATCCTCTAATTACATATACATCATTACTTAGAATGGCTATATGCTGGACGCATCAAGGCGATAGGAATAAGACTGTTCATAATAATATCATGCAAGCAATAGCCTATCTGCCAAATAGACCAGAAGCATATTTCCTACTATCAAGAATTAATGAGCGCAATAAGATGTATCAAGACTGCTACACATTTGCCGAAATGGGATTGCTGTATGCCACACACACATTCCATCAGCCTCTTCCAGGATACGTTGATTATAATGGCGCATACTGCCTAATGTTTGAAAAAGCAGTCTCAGGATGGTGGCTTGGGAAAAAGGAAGAAAGCAAATCCCTATTCCAGCATTTATTAGATGATCACAAGATGGCTCCAGAATATGTTACTGGATGCCTTAACAATTTGAAGTTGTACTAATATGTTTCCTAATTGGTTTAAAGATGTAGAGAAGTATTTCCGTCATGTGCCAAATGAGCCCCTTCGTGCTTTGCAAATTGGCACATACACGGGAGATGCTACAGAATGGCTATTAAATAATAGAGAATTAGAATATCTTCACGATGTAGATACATGGGGCGGAAGCGAAGAAATTGCTCATGAATCATTAGATTTTAATTCAGTAGAAAGCTATTATGACTCTAGGTTTAATGATAATCGTATTTATAAATATAAAATGACAAGCGACGAGTACTTTGCCTCAAATAAATCACAGTTTAATTTTATATACATTGATGGAGACCACACAGCATTACAGACATCATTAGACGGATTAAATGCATTTAGATTGCTTGAATCAGGCGGTGTAATGGCTTTTGACGATTACCTATGGAACTATAACGGTAACCGCTTTTTAGAGCCTAAGAGAGGCGTTGACGGCTTCCTAGAGGTATGTAAGGATCAGTACACGGTGATAGAGTCTGGATATCAAATGTGGATTAAAAAATGTTAGTAGTTATTTACGGCAAAGGATTGTGGTCATCTTGGAAAGATGCCTTGGGAGCAGAATCTGACTTTTGGAAAGGATTCTCATCAATTGAAAAAGTCATAGAAGTTGATGATATTGACTTCCCCCTGGAAGATGCCTGTAAGAATTACAACAAGGTTGTCCTTATACCGTTATCGGTACAGGATAATTTCAACCATCCCAAAGGGTGCCTTACTCTAGTTTCTTCGCATGACACCCTAAATACCTTTAATAACAAAGATCTATTTTATAAGTTTTTAGAAAAAAATGGTTTAAAGGAGTACTTTCCAAAACTATTAAACATAACTTCAAATACACCAGAGTTTCCTTTTATAATGAAGAGGCTAGATCTTTATGCAGGTGTAGGCATAGCATTAATTTGGGATCAAGAACGATATGAGTGGGCTCTTAATAACCATAGGTTTAAAGACCATCAGTACCTAGTACAAGAGTACGTAGAAGGAGATGTTGAGTACGTTACTCAGGTTATGTGTAAAGATGGAGACGTTCTGTGGAACGTAACTTTTGAAGGACCAGTACCTGAAGATGGTAAAGTAAATATGGGTCCTTTTGCTGAAAACAAAATCGTTACTATGGAGACAGAAGTTCTTGAAGTATTTCGCAATATCTTTAAGCTAGCTAATTACAGCGGTCCAGCAAATGTTAATTTTAAACTTCGTGACGGAAAGCCCATTATTTTTGAGAGCAACCCTAGGTTTGGTGGTTCAATGTTTTTGCCTATGTTTAGACCGCAGTTAAAACAGTCTATAACTGCGCTACTTAATAATGCTTATTTACAAACGGATACTAAAGATGTTAGATAATGCTTGCTATGAAGTTTTTCATACTGATACTGGAAATAACTTACGTAACAAATCCTATGAAGATATTGTAGAGGCGCTTTCTTTTCTGCCTCGTCTGGGTTCCCCCACGATATACTTAAACACAGCAGATAAGGCTAAAAACTTTATTAATCAGACAGCTGGCTTTAAAGTTAACACAGTACATGACTACTGTCAGCCAGGTGAGACATTCCCACCATCTGCTGGCGTCATTGGGGTATGGGCTAGTAACTACACTGCATATAAAAATTTTCTAGAAACAGATAAAGACATACTTATTTTATTTGAAGACGATATTATTTTAAGTAAAAATTTTAAATCTGTATTAAATTCATATTTAATGGAGTTGCCAGAAGGGTGGGAGTTCTTCTCTCCTTTTGTGCCGAGCGACTCCCTGTTTGCCTACAATGAAATAGAGCATTCTTTTAACAATGATTATCTTACCTGCCGCTCTTATCAGCAGTGGTCCTGTGCTACATACGTGGTAAGTAGGGCGGGGGCTAAAAAAGCCGTAGAGAACGTTGAGTCACTTGGAATTACAGCACCCATTGATTGGTATATATTTAATTTTAGAATGAAGCAGGAAGATGCTCAGATTAGGTTTAATACCTATACGGTTAAGCCAAATTCTTATAAGCCAGTTAAGCTTTTGTTGGAGGCAGCGGCATATAGCTCAATTCATAAAGGAAGCACAGAGGAGCTTAATAAGCCGTGATTATCATAACATTTAAGGTGGTATAATTTTAAAATGGGCTCAACATCAAAGGGTTTTAGTTTTCCCGCTTATTCAGATCCGCCAGATATTCCTGCGGATATTCAATTACTTGCACAAAATATTGATACTTATTTAACAGCAAATCCTGGACCACAAGGAACTGTTGGTTCACAAGGTTCTCAAGGATCTACTGGCGCACAAGGAACTATTGGAACACAAGGAGCTACTGGAACTCAAGGAACTATTGGCACACAAGGAACAACTGGCGCACAAGGAACTATTGGAACACAAGGAGCTACTGGAACTCAAGGATCTACTGGCGAACAAGGATCTATTGGAACACAAGGTGCTACTGGAACACAAGGTGCACAAGGAGTTACTGGTGCACAAGGAGCTATTGGTACTCAAGGTACAGAAGGCGCTCAGGGAAATGCTGGTTCTGGTGTAAGCATATTAGGAACATATCCAACTTTAGGAGACTTACAATCAGCGCATCCAACAGGAACGCTCGGAGATAGTTATATAGTTTCTGGAGATCTTTATGTTTGGACTGGATCTTCTTGGACTAATGTTGGTACAATTCAGGGACTACAAGGTACAGCTGGTATAGTTGGAACACAAGGATCTACTGGAACTCAAGGATCTGCTGGTGCACAAGGAACTACTGGAACACAAGGAACTACTGGGACTCAAGGAACTGATGGCACACAAGGCACTACTGGCGCACAAGGAACTATTGGAACACAAGGAGCTACTGGAACTCAAGGAACTATTGGCACACAAGGCACTACTGGCGCACAAGGAACTACTGGCACACAAGGAACTCAAGGAACACAAGGAACTGCTGGCATACAAGGAACAACTGGTACACAAGGCACTACTGGAACACAGGGAACTATCGGTACTGCAACTCAAGGAACACAAGGAACTACTGGAACGCAAGGAACTACTGGAACGCAAGGAACTTTAGGGTCTACTGGAACAATACAGATAAACTCAGCAGTTACTGGATTAATTGAAACAGTAAATGTAGTTTCTGCAGCAACATCATCTACAGTTAACGTAGATGTAGTGACTTCTACAGTTTGGTATTACACAACTGGATCAACGAGTGCATTTACTTTAAACATTAGAGGAAATTCTGGAACAACATTAAATTCATTGTTATCAACAGGCCAATCAATAACAGTTGCATTTTTAAATACTACTGGAGCATCAACAGCTTCATACCCATCAACTTTTCAAATAGATGGTGTTACTCAATCTAGCATTAAATGGCTAAATGGCTCTGCTCCAACTGTTGGAAATTCTTCATCAATAGATTCTTATATTTATACAATAATCAAAACAGCATCTGCAACATATACTGTAGTTGGATCACAGACTAAATACGCATAGGAGGCGGAAAATAAATGCCATTATTTCAGTCACTAGCTAGTTCATCAGTGAGAGGTTTAGTAAAAATAGGCCCAGAATCATTACCAACAGTAACTGGTGGAACTTTAAGCTCTGATGCTACTTATTACTATCGCACATTTACAAGCAATGGAACTTTAACAGTATCTAATAACACACTAAACGCTGAGTATCTTGTGATTGCAGGCGGAGGAAATGGGGGTAGTGGAGGAGGAGGTGCTGGCGGAGTTCGACAAACTAACGCAACATTATCTGCTTCTTCTTATTCTGTAGTTGTTGGCGCAGGCGGAGGTAATAACTCTTCTATCAATTCTTATGTTGCATCTGGTGGTGGCCGAGGTGCATTTGGAGATTCTGCAGTATCTGGTGGTTCTGGTGGTGGTGGCAGCAACTTTGCAGCATCTTTTGGAACTGGGGCTGCAGGAATTGCTGGCCAAGGAAATGCTGGTGGTAATTCAACTGGTTCTGGTACCGATGCAGCAGGTGCAGGTGGCGGTGGTGCAGGCGCTGTCGGTTCTAACGCTGGCAATAACACAGGTGGCACTGGTGGAGTAGGAACATCTACTTACTCTGCTTGGGGTTCTGCAACTTCTACTGGTGTCAACGTAGGAGGAACTTACTACTACGGTGGTGGCGGTGGTGGAGGCAACAATGAAACTAGAAACTCTGCTACTTTCACAGATACAGGATTTGGTTATGGCTTTGGTGGTGGTGCAGCAGGGGGATTAGGCGGTGGCGGCAGCGGCGCATCTCTTGGTTATGCATTGTCACCACAAGCTGCAATAGGAGTAAGCGGAACCGCTAACACAGGTGGTGGCGGTGGTGGCGGTGGTACGGACTATAATCCATCTTGGGGTGGAGCTGGTTATCAATTGAGTGCTCCAGGTTCAGGAGGCTCAGGAATTGTTATTGTTCGATATACAAAAGCACAGGTGGACTAATGTCATATAAATCAATAATTCTTTCAGATTATCCTATTGGATATTATCCATTAGATGATTTAACAACAGTTGATGTTGCAAGCTATACAGCTCTTGAAAACTCATATGCTACATATCAGGCTATATTAGATGACACGCTATTGACTTCTTATGCAAGCATTTATGGAGACATTGCATATGATCACTCTGGATGTGAAAATGATGCAGTATATGGCGGGGACCCAATAACAGAAATTACTCCAATTGTAATTGGCAATTCAAGGGCAACAAAGATAGCCAATACAAACTCTATAGAATATTCATTTTTAAATGATTATACAGCTTCTCAAACTTCCAGCCAGTTTGCAACAATATATTCTTCAGACAACGATTTTACATTTGAAGCTTGGATACATCCAGTATTTACTACAAACGGATTGACAAGCATTCTAGCAGATGCAGATGAGGCTATCGGCATATTCTATGATAATGAAAATATTGTTTTTAAAGTGCAGGCCGAATATGTAGAACATACTCTACCCCATACAGATAAGGTTATTCATATTGTAGGCATATATAGCCCTACACTATTGTCTCTTTATATAGATGGGGTTCTAGTTAATACATCTACAATTTCTAATTTTAAATTTAGCAACACAGCCCTAGCATTATCAAGCGGACCAACAACAGACGCAGGAGACTACTTCCTTATAAATAGCGTTGCAGTATATAGATATAGTTTATCTCAATCTCAAATCCAAAACCACTATAATCAAAATGCTGGGCTTTCACCAATACAAATTGTAGACCCAGATAATGGTGAACTTTTTGAGTTGTATGACGATAACATTTCAACAAAATTTATTTACTCTTATCCTGGAAATAAATCATGGGATTATTTTATTACGGATGATTTATATTATAGCGATAGCGAGCAGTCATTATCTATCAAAAAGGGTACTGGCTCAAAAACTGTAACCCTAACAGATTACATTTCATTACCGTATGCCGCAGTACTTGATTCTTCAAAAATTGAATGGAACGCAACTAGCGGGGTAACAGTAGAAGTTTCAGTAGATGGCACAACATATCAGGCTTGCCAAAATGGACAGAAGATTCCACAATTCACCATTGCAAGTTTTAATGGGAATAAACAAATATATTTAAAGATAACTTTAGCAACAACAGATAGCAGCAAATATTTGCCTAAGATATCTACTCTTCAAATTAAATTTTATAATAATCAAATTGCATATGCCTCAAATAGCTCTAGCTATATTTCTACACTAGAGGGTCTTGCGGGAGTCTCAGTATATGATATAACAATTGGAAACAATAAATATCCAATTCTTTCAAGAAATGCCAGAAATGGAATAAGAACAATTCAAAGCTCTGGATTTTATATCAATACAACCTCCTCAGTTAGGACATTAGAATTTTTCTATACTCCCTATGCATTGACAGTCAGCGGTTTAATATCAACAGCATCTAGTGGATCATATGCTGCCTCAAATTATTCATGGAATGGCGGCGGAACAATAAGCAAAACTAATATATCTGCAATATATGTAAACAACGTAGATAAGTCGGAAGAAACAGATGTTTCAAATATATTTAAATTGGGACAAATGCACCATGTTGTAATTGTTTTTACTGCTGCGGTTAGCGGGCAAATAAAGATTGCACATTCCTCATCTGGCTCAGTTCCTGCCTTATTTCAAAACTTAGCTCTATATCCAAGCCAATTTACATTGTCAAAAGCATCTGAGCACCATGACCTGTATGTATATGGATCTACTTCTACGGTAGCGGATGATAATTCTCCGTCCATAACCGTGACAGAAAATTCCGTAGAATACTACGATAATGACTGGATTGTGATACAAAACTCATAATTTTGTCACATAGCATGACAAAAAGCTGGACTTTGACACTAAAGAATGGTAAAATAAAATACTATGGAAATCAAAAGAGTCAATCAGACTGTAATCGAAGAGACCACTCTTGGCATATATGTGTGGGAAATGCCTGACGGAAGATGGATTGGCGATGATGAAGGCAACTATTTATCAATAGCATCCCATAAAGGTAGCAAGGCAAACATGGCGGCTTTAGCAGCAGAGGTATCATCCTTTGGAATTGATGTGGGTCAGCCTAAATTTTTATCTAACAGACGCAAGATTGATGATGAGCAATTTGAATATCAGAAGGCAAGACTTGAGCAGGGCTTGATTCCTGACCCATTTGATATTGGTAATTATAAAGATGAGCTAGCGGCTTACAACAAGAAGAATCCAGTAATAGGTGGATCAGGGAGATAAATATGGAGTTCGTTCAAGATAATGATTTAGAGTCAACAGATAGAATTCAAATTTCTTCTGCATCCGACTTATTTCAACTAAAGAAAGAAAAAGATCATTCAGATCCATTCATGATGCAAGAGGATGATCTAAGAAAAGTATCTGGTCTAAGCTCTAACTTCCGTCGCAAGATGGGAAGAGAATTATCTAAAGCATTTATGGGTAGAGAAGAGACTGGAACACAGCAGAATCTACTACAGCAAGCTATAACTGGCTATGCAATGTTTGACTTGGTTGAACCACCTTATAACCAGGAATATTTATCAAGAATTTATGAGATCTCAACTTACAACTATGCAGCAATTAATGCAAAGGTTGCAAATATTGTTGGCCTAGGATATGACTTTATTGAGACAAGAAAAACAAACGATGCCTTTGACGCAATTACTGATGACAAACAATTAGAACGAGCAAGAAGAAAGCTCAATAAACTTAAGCAGGATTTACAGATTTGGCTTGACTCAACAAACGATGAAGATACATTTACACAAACGCTTATAAAGGCGTACACAGATTTAGAGTCTACAGGGAATGGCTATATTGAAATCAGCCGAACTACTGCAGGCAACATTGGATACATTGGACACATCCCGTCAAAGACAATGAGAGTTCGTCGCTTACGTGATGGATTTATTCAATTGCTTTACGGAAAGGCTGTATTCTTCCGTAACTTTGGAGATGTAGATACAGAGAATCCGATTGCAGGAGGAGAGGATAGACCTAACGAAGTTATCCACCTAAAGAAGTATACTCCAACAAATAACTATTATGGAATCCCAGATATTATTGCAGCTCAAAACGCTTTAGCTGGGAATGAATTTGCTGGTAAATATAACCTAGACTACTTTGAGAATAAGGCAGTCCCAAGATATATTATTACAGTTAAAGGGGCAAAGCTTTCTCCAGAGTCAGAAAGAAAATTGCTTGAGTTCTTCCAGGTTGGATTAAGAGGAAAGAATCATAGATCTCTTTACATCCCACTTCCAGCAGATTCACCTGACTCAAAGGTTGAATTTAAGATGGACCCAATTGAGGCTGGAACTCAAGAGTCTTCATTTAATCTTTATCGTAAGGCAAATAGAGATGAAATCCTATTAGCTCATCGTGTTCCGATTAATAAAATTGGAACCCCAGAGGGAGTTAATTTGGCGGTGGCAAGAGATGCCGATAAGACATTTAAAGAGCAGGTTTGCCGTCCAGCACAAATGACATTAGAGAAGAAATTAAATAAGATATTCGAAGAAAAGACAGATGCTCTTTCTCTTAAATTCAATGAATTAACTCTTACTGATGAGGATACTCAATCTAAGATTGATGAGCGATATTTGAGAATGAAGGTAATTACTCCCAATGAAGTCCGTATCCGCAAGGGCATGATCCCTATTGATGGCGGAGACGAGATGGTTGAATTAAAGCCACAACAACAGGCTGAAATTAGAACACAGGCAAATAATACCCGTGTCCGAGAGCAACAAAGACAAGGCAATTCTCCAGATATTTCTGGTGAAGGACGAAATGCTCAAGGCGACGGAAGACAGGTTGAATAACTTTACTCAACCATTATTTGCCTTTTTATCTACAAATAGATAAAATTAAGCATATGAACATTGAAAAATCTTTATGGTCTTCAAATGGCGACAACATCGTTTTGTCTGTGCCATTCACCAAAGTAAATCGTGAAAAAAGAACTGTGTCAGGTTTTGCAACATTAGACAATGTTGACCAAACTGGTGACATGGTTACATCAGAAGCAAGTATGAAAGCGTTTGAAAATTTCCGTGGAAACATTCGTGAGATGCATGGTCCAAATGCTGTAGGCAAGATGATTTCATTTAGACCAGAAACATACTATGATACAGAAACAAAAGAATTTTATAACGGAGTATATGTAGACGCATATGTTTCAAAAGGCGCACAGGATACTTGGGAAAAGGTTCTTGATGGAACCCTGGCAGGATTTTCAATCGGCGGAAAGATTACAGAGTCAGACAATGAAGTTAACAAGTCAACAGGTAAGCCAGTAAGATTTATTAAGGGCTACGAATTGATGGAACTATCAATTGTAGATTCACCAGCAAATGAACTTTGCAATATCTTGTCAATTCAAAAGATGAACGGACAAATGATCTTCAAGGGCATTGCAGTAGATGTCGTAACAGAGAATATTTTTTATTGCAAAGAAAGTGATTCTGTTTTTATTTCAACAGAAAAAACATATGAGTCTCCAATCACTGGAAAGCCAGCCGAACTAATCGGATGGGTAGAAAGCTCAGATGTTAACAAAGCAAAAGAGATAGATAAAATTCTTGATTTATACAAGTCAAGATCCACGTTGCCTGAAACACAAACAATTGCAAAACAGGCAAACGCAGAAGGAGGTAATGAAGTGTCAGAAAATACAGAAACCACTGCAGTTGAAGAGACTGTAGTAGAAGAAGCACCTGCTGTTGAAGAAACACCAGCTGCTGAAGAAGCTCCTGCAGAAGACGCAGTAGCAGACGCTTCTGCCGAAACTCTGGAAAAAGCAGCCGACGTATCAGAAGTTGAGGTTGATGAACCTGATTTTGCAAAGATGTTGGGCGATCTAAAAGGCTTTTTCTCAGAAACTCTAAACAAGGCTACAGATGCAAATGCAGCACAGGTTAAGACTGTTACAGAAACAGTTGAGACTTTTAGCAAGAGCGTTGATAGCCGAATCACAGAGTTGGCAGAACAACACGCAGTCCTTTCAAAGGCTGTTGAAGATATCAGAAACACGATTGATGGCGTACAGAAGCGTGTCGATGCAGTAGAAGGTGAGACTGCAATTAAGAAGTCCTCAGACCTTGGCGGGTCTCAGGAAGTAAGTACAATCAAGAAATCAAAATGGAACGGTTCTTTCCTCGGTTCCGTAAACGAATTAATTAGATAAACAAAGGTAGGTGAAAATATATGAGCAATGAATTATTAGAAAAGTCAGTAGCTGCTAACACTAGCGTTACAGGTAACATGACAGGTGCTGCAGTAGCTACTACTGGAGTACACATTGGCTCTGAGGGTGAAGGTGGACTCCTTAACCCAGAGCAGTCAGCTCGCTTCCTTGACTATATGTTCGACGCAACCGTAATTGGTAAAGTCGCCCGTACAGTAAGAATGAAAGCAGACACAACAGAGATTGATCGTATGTCAGTAGGCGAGAAGCTTATGAAGCTCGCAACTGAAGCAGACGACACAGCAGCTAACTCAGCTGTATCATTCTCAAAGATTTCTTTGACAACAAAGAAGCTTCGTCTAGATTGGGAACTATCAACAGAGTCTCTAGAAGACAACATTGAGGGTCCAGATCTAGAAGATCACATCGCACGTATGATGGCAACACAGGCAGGTAACGACATTGAAGATGTAATCCTAAATGGAGATACAACTCTAACAGGAGATGCATTGTACAAGTCATTTGACGGCGTTGTAAAGAAGGCAAAGGCATACGGTCACGTTGTAGACAACGGTGGATCAGCAATTTCTCGTGCAGCATTTAACTCTGCTCTAAAGGAACTTCCACGTAAGTACAAGCAGCGTCGTGCTGATCTTCGCTTCCTAGTAGGATCAAACTTGATCCAGGACTTCCTATTTGCAAACAGCATTGGTACTAACCAGACAATTCCACAGGATATTGCTTCAAGCATCATCCGTGGTGATGTACAGCCAGTCTCAGGACCAGCAGGTTACGTAGCACCTTATGCATTCGGTATTCCAATTGTTGAAGTTCCACTTCTTAACGAAGCACAGGACGGCGACTATTCAGGAGAGACAGGAAACCACGGAGACATCCACTTGACATTTCCTAACAACGTAGTTGTTGGAATCAAGCGTGACGTAACTGTTTACCGTTTCTTCTGGCCACGCAAGGACTCAATTGAGTACACAATGTATACTCGTGTTGGTGTCCAGATCGAACAAGCAGATGCTTGGGTCGTTGTGAAGAACGTTAAAGTAGCTTCATAATTTAGGATTAAATCCGCAAGAGAGGCCCCCAATTAATTTTGGGGGCTTTTCATTTTAATTTACTAATGCTATAATTAATTGACCTAGAAAAAGGAGAATATGAGATGTCATTTGACACCCTAAAGGTAGCAGAACTAAAGAAAATTGCAGAGGACTTTGCAGTTGAGACAACAAGCTTAAAGAATAAAAACGATATTATCGCAGCTCTAACAGAAGAAGGCGTAACCTGGGCAGTGTACGAACAAACAGTTAAAAAGATCAAAGAAGAAGCAGAAGAGATCGAAGTGACACCTAGATTTGATAAAAACCAGAAGCTTACAGAAGATATGGTGCTTGTCAGAATGACTAGAGAGAACTTCCGCTATGATATTATGGGATACACATTCACAAAAGATCACCCATTTGTAGCAATGTCTTCAGACAAGGCTCAAGCGATCTTTGATAAAGAGGAGGGTTTTAGACCAGCTACACCAAAGGAAGCTCAAGACTTCTATAGCTAATCTAAAACATAAATAATGGCAGAAATATATAAGGATCAAACATCACCTATCAAGACTAAAATATTTTGGGCAGGTGAAATTGTTGATGCAGATGACGATTTAGTTTCTGCCGCTATTTACGACATAACAGAAGATAAGACAATTTCCCCATCGGTTAATCCAAATACTGTTCTTGTAACATTATCTGCGACAAAGCTTGAGACAGACATTGGTACCTATCAAATTGTTATACCTTTTCAGTATTGTCAAAGAAATAGAAAGTTTAAGATTGTCTGGTCATATGAAGTTGGCGGAGTAGAGGCATCTCATATTTACTATACAGATGTAGTTACTCCTTATGCAAACATGGCCGATATTATAGAAGAGCTAAATATTGGAACAGACCCATCAGATCCAAACTATAAAACTTATCATGAGCTTCAAATGGCAGAAAAATATGCTAGAAAGCTAATTGAAGAATATTGCAATCAGTCTTTCTATCTTTATGATGATACGGAAATTGCATATGGCTCTGGTTCAGACGTACTAGCTCTTCCATATAGAATACATCAAATACATAAGCTTTATGAAAATGACGTTCTTGTTGTAGATAATATTAATTCAGAGAATAACTGGATATTCGAACCAGTAATTTCTGAATCTAATTTTGGAATTAGAGTAAACAGGCAAGACTTATTAGATAATGTAACTTATACAGCTAACGGATTAATTCCTCCATCAATTAATGATAGAGGATATTCAGGAGCATTTAGAGAAGATTTTAGATATGTTGTATCTGGAAGATTTGGCTGGCCAACAGTACCAGACAATGTTCAAGAGGCATCCTTAATTTTAATTCAGCAGTATTTTGACAGAGATACTGCATGGAGAAACAAATACGTTAAGAGTATAAGCACCTTCGACTGGAAGTTTGATTATATGGGAGGTGCCCATACTGGAACTGGAAATCTTTATGCAGATAAGCTTTTGGATGCATATGTAATTAGAGGAATGGCAACATTCTAAAATGGATATAATTTCATCAGTGTTACCAATGCTGCTAGATGTTTATGTTCAAGCAGACACCCAAGACCCAGATACTGGTGCAATTGTAAAAGAGTTTCAATACAGAGCCACATTAAGCTGTCATGCAAAGGGAATTATTAGTAACTCCGCAACAGCAAGAAGTGGTGATAGACAGGTTATAGCTAATAAATATTCTAATGAGCAGATGATTCAAATTAGAACCATAGAAAAGTTAAATCTTAGACATAAGCTTACAGCAATCAGAGACAAGAATAATAACTATATATGGAAAGAGCTAAACTATCCAACAGAGTCACCAACCGTATTCGAGGTTATTGGAGTTACTCCTATGCTTGATCCATTTGGAACAATTGTTGGATACAGCACCGTAGCTAAAAGATCGGAGAATCAGGCAATTGGAGTCTAATGCAGCATTAGTATCTGTAGCCAGTGGATTAGAAAGATTAATGACTGGATCAAATACTTCTATATTTAAAGACTCAACCGTTGCTCAAATCTCTGCTACTGTTTATTATCAAGCACAAGTTATGGCAAAATTAACATCAAATAAGAATTTTCAGAATAAATTTAACACAATAATATTTAAACAAATAGAGGAAGACTTTGGCGCATATATAGACGCCAAGGCAAGAACCTCACCACTAGCACTTCATCATGTTTATGAATGGAAGAAAACTGGAAACCCAGGTTCAAGACTGTTTGAAATAAATAAGTTATCACAAGATGGATTGTCATTTAAGATTGGATATTCTTTTAAATTATCTAAATCAATGGTTCCAACAAGTAGGGGTAACCACAGACATGTATTCGCAAATAAAGCATCTGTCATGGAAGCTGGAATGCCTGTCATAATCCGCCCAAGGTCATCTGAGCGACTTGTATTTGATGTTGATGGTTCTACCATCTTTATGCCTAAAGGGGCTTCAGTGACCGTTACAAAGCCTGGAGGGGTTAGAGTAAAAGATACCTTCGCAGTATCATATAAACATTTCTTTACAGGCAATTTAGTTAATTTATCAATCAAGAAATCTGGATTTCAAAGAATGTTTAATAGTTCAATTAGTAAAGCATTAAGTATCCCAATTGATATTAAGAGAGTTAAATATTCATTTTCTCCTAATACAGTCAGAGGGCAAGCAGACTTTGCTTTAACTTCAGCATTTGGAGGTGCATAATGGTTAATTATAAATTAGACGCAATGCTTGAATTACGAAAGTACATTTGGAAGCGGCTAAAAGATACAGAGATATTTAATGAGGATGATTACTATAGTGATAATATAGGAGAGATTACAGTCCCTATTATTCCCGTCCAGCAAGTACCTGAACTAAATCAATTCTTGAGCGGCAAGAAGCATATTGTCTATGACAAGATAGGAATGTCATATGAAGACCTATGGGCTATATGCTGTGAGCAAATCCTATTTACAGTCTACTCAACAGACATATCTGATATCAATGAGATTAGAAACTTTATGGTAGATGAATTTAGAAGGGTAGATGAGTCAGCAAGAGATGTCAATAATTGGACAGGCCTATCAGACAAATTCCAGTTCTATAGTATATTCATTGCAGACATGTCCCCAACTGAGCCATCTCAGGAAATGCAGGGATTTTTGTCAACAGACATAATCTTAGAAATTAAGTATGCAAGATCTTCGGGGTCAGACGGTAGATTTATTTAGTTTGCCTTTTTACCCAAAAAGGCCTATTATTATACCAAGAGGAAAGACAGCCTAGCCAGCTTTGATAGATTTTATTTATGATTTTGAAATAACAGGAGGTAAAACAATATGGCAATTTCAGCCGCAAATAATGCAAAGAACATCATTGTTGGTGCTTCACCATTATTCCTTAGCGTTGCTACCACAGGAGATTCTTCACTTGACCCAACAGTGGGTTCAAACAAGGAGTCATTCTCATCAACAGCATCTTACACAGATACTTTGAATGCAGCAACAGCTAAATGGAAGAATGTTGGATTCACAAACAACGGTCTTCAGATTACATACAACCCAACTTATGGAAATGTAACAGTAGATCAGCTTCTTGACAGCGCAAAGCTTTTCAAGGAGTCTATGGAAGTTATGATTGCAACAGAAATGGCGGAAGGCGTTCTTGAGAACGTACTCGCAGTTTTTGGACAGCCAGGAACAATTTCAGGTGGATCAGTAACAACAATTACAGCAGATGAGACACTAACATCTGCAGATCCAACTTCTTCAA